CAAGTACAGATGTTGAAGACAATAGACTAGAAGTAATAAGACTAAGAAAAAAAATAAGTAAACTAACTAAAGTATTGGAGGGTTAATGAAACTGTTTACTAAAGCACAAAGAGATAAGTTAATTAAAAATCATGGAGAGAATGAGGGTGCAGATACAACTACCAAACATAAGGTAGTAGTAAAACTTTTTAATCCAGTTGGTATTGGTACATGGTATCTAACAGAATTAAATCCATATACTAATGTTGCGTTTGGGTTAGCTGAGATACATGAAAAAGAAATAGGTTATGTAGATATAGCTGAACTTGAAAACTTAAAACTTCCAATGGGTTTAAAGATTGAAAGAGATAGGTATAGTAAGATAGATAAAACATTAGAGGAGTTATTATAATGGGTTTGTATAATACAAGTGCTAAAAAAGTTTTAGATTATTATAAAAAAGAATTTAATATTACAAATAAAAATATAATAATAGAAGACTTACAAAGACAAATAGAATATGTAGTAAACTTTTCAGATAGAAGAGAAAACTATATATTAAAATTAGAAAAAGGAGTTGGTAATGAGTGATAAAAAAGAATATACTTTTATATTCCAAGATGTTGAACATCAATCTCAAGAGAAGATTGAAAGCAGAGGATATAAGAAAGCAGTTAAAAGTTTTCAAGCTAAGTATCCTAAAGCAACAGATGTAAAAGTAATATGGTATAAAGATAATGTTGAACTACAAAAGGAACAGAAAATTCCAATGGGTAGAAAGAAAAAGCTAGGATAATATATGATAGAAATAATTGTAGACGCACCAATGGAATTACAAATATTAATTTTGTTTGGTTTGGTTATGATAGTAAGGAGTATGTTTAAGTAATGGGTTGGTTTGAAAAATTATTAATCGGATTGTTAAGTGGATACATGGGTTATGTTTTTATACTGGCTACAATAAATACAATATGCGATTGCATATAACAATGGAGGATAGATGAGAAGACTAATAGAAGTTACACAAGATGATATAAAAAATGGCATAGTTGAACACTCTCAATGTGCAATAGCTAGAGCATTAAAGAGAGAATATAAAACTAATAATGTTGAGGTATGGGTAGAGGGAGGTGACCCTATACTAAGAGTTAATGATGATGATTTAAATATAGATAGCTTTATGGAAAGTGATGTGTTAGATTTTATTGATTGCTTTGATAATCAAGATAATATGGATTATGCTAGTCCTAAACCATTTACATTGAAGGTAGTTGAATGAAAGAACTAAAGTTTGAATTAAAACTATTGAAGATACTAGAACTATTACATCAACAAAAAGAAAGAGTGATAGCAGAGAAACCTATATCTTATTCTAGTCTATCAGATATTTATAATAGAGTAGAAACACTTTACGATACAATTAAAAATAATCAATACACACCAGAATATTATGGTGTTAAAGGTACAATGACTATAGGAACAAACACAGAACAGAAAGGAAACAATGAGTAAACAAATACTACAACCAGAGATTGTTGAAGATAAATCTACAATAAATATTATTGTTAGAAAAGAAAATAGTTATGGAAGATATTTATATTATCCAGTTAAAAAAGAGGATGAGTGGATAACAATAATACAAAATCAAAAATCACTAACTCAAAATGATGTGGCTTATCTAAAATCAACTGGAAGATTTACATTTGAAATAGAGAGAGAAATATTATAATGTACTTTGTAATTTTTAAAAAGAAAAAAGATAAAGACTATAGATTATATACTAACACAATATTCTCTGAACTAAAAACTGCTGAAGAGTTTGCTAGAAAAAGTATGAAGAGAACTGAAGAGTATAAAGTTGTAGAATATACTCAAGAAAACTTAGATGACTATTGGTATACTAAATAGATAATAAGATATGTATAATAGTAATATTATTAATACCCCTTAATATTTTATTTATATACTTATACCATAATTTTTTAGGTGTATAAGAGAACATCTAGAAAACATTATATAGGTGTGACAATTAATCACATTCTATTGTTGATACAAAATTCTTGGTTGACATATTGTTGCCACAATTATATAGTAGACCAGAATAAATAAATATAAACAAAGGAGTAATATGTTATTTATTAAATGTAAGATACAAGGTGACCCAATGTTTACAGTTGATGTAGCTTGGACACAAGAGGAAGCAGTCAACTTGTTAAAAGAATACAGAGAGGATGACCCTAACTCAAAGTATTCTCTATCAGATACAGAGGGTCAAGAGGGCTTGACTAAAACATCTTTCAATAAAGATAGGTTTAATAAATACAAAGGAGTAAAGTAGTATGGTAAAAGTAATAGATAAAAAAAATGTAGAAGGTATGATTAATATTATTGCTGATGATTTGTATAGGTTTGAAGACATACAAGAAGCTTGTATTAAACTTGGCTTTGATAATCATAAGATGTTAGATGAACTAACTGGCTTTCCAAATGGTAAAGACAAATGTATAGGAGTACTTGTTAATGAAAACAACTAAAGAAATTAAAGACCATTTTAGTAAGGATGAAATAAAAATTCTTATTGAAATCATAAGAGGTAGACAAGACTTTGATGTTATGGAAACTGCTATCAGAGATTTTTATTCTGATGAGTATGACCCTAATGAAATCTCTGATGACTATGATAAAGAATACTTATTAGAAAAGTTAGAGTTTGATTTTGAAGTAGGAGGACTACTATGAAAAAGTACAAAGTTATAATTCCAGAAATGGAATTTAATGTTGAAGCTGAAGATGAGAATGACGCAGAGTATCAGACAATTGGTTTGTTTGATTGGGGTAATGTAGATATGGAAATAGAGGAGGAATAATGGAAAAGAAATATAGAACTAAAATGAAACCAGATACAAGACCAGTAGGAAAGTTAGCAAGTGAGAAGCATTGGAGTGTAGAGGGATTAATTAAATCATTAAACTATAAACAACAGGAGATTGATACATGGCTAAAGTTAAACAAGCAATCATAGATGTACAAGAAGAAGTATTAGATATTGTAATGAGTAGGACTTCATTGGAGAGAGGACATGAAACAATAAGTCTTCCAGAAGTACAAACTATTTTATTTAAAAAGTATTTTCATAAAGCAGATACTGGATACTTTCTAGATGAAACTGTAGTTAAGAATGCATACAACAAAGCAGTATATGAAAAAGAAAACGATGAGGAGTATGATGAGTGTAGATAAGCAAGGAGATTTAAGAATAGATAGTTGGTTAATAAAAATATTCTTAACTAATGGAACAGAGAAAACAATAGTTGAACTACCAGATGAGATAAGTCAATCAATAGATGACTACTTATCAGAGATACAAAAGGAGTTAATAACATGACAAGACTAACACCAGAACATTTTGAAGTAATAGATAGCAATAAAGCTAAGGCTCAAGAAGATAGAAAACAAATGAGGGATGAAGTTGCATTCTTTATTTTTAATTGTAATAGTTATGAATTACAAAGAATGTATTCAGAATATAAAAGATTAAGGAGGGAAGCATGAAGTATTGGTTGTGTGAATTTCACGAACAAAATGGTGAAGCTGAATATATACATAGACATATATACAATGACCAACAACTAGATGACATTGGACATGAAGGTGATGACCATGATTACAGAATATTAAATCATTTCTTTTTAGAAAATATAACTAAAGATGATGAAGATGGAGGAGGTTATTGGACTGGTGATGGATGTAGGATAGTAAGATTTGATGGCATGGTAGAGGTTAAGAAAAAAGATTTTAAAATTATGTCATTGTGTGGTGTTTATTATGTAGGAGATAACATTAGATTAACTTGGAATAAGACTACTGAAAGCTACGATGAATATAGAGAAGAAAAATATAGAATGAAAGGAGCAAGTACAAAGGTATGACAGAGGACATGATGAAAGAAATACTTGAAGACTGGATGAGTTGGAAGTATGACATTATTGAAATGAATAATTCAGAGTGGACACAAAGAGATGAGAGTAAGTTAGCAATGATAGAAGCTATACTTATGGAACAACTTAATATAATAAAAGCTAGAGATAGAAGATGAGCAAAAAAGTTAGAGTTAATAAAGCAATCTTTGGTAGGAAAGTATTTAACAATAGAGTTGAACTTGAATACTATAGAAAATATAAAAAGATAAACTTAGTAAAGGAGTTAGTAGTGGACATACATCAAGCAGTAGGTATAGCTGAAGGTTATATACCAAGTGATAGTGCAGAGGAAGAATTAAGAGCATGGCAAATGTTAATTGATACTGGAGTTTGTTGGAAGCTTCAAGGTTGGTTTGGAAGACAAGCACATTGGTTAATAGATAATAATATATGTAAGGCTAAGGTAGTAAATTAATGCTTGACATTTTTTCAAATTAGTGTATAAGGATAATATGTTTTTAAAAAAATTAATAGTAAAACTGCGTATGTGGTATGCTGATGTAAGAGGACATCATGGTAAGCGATGGAACTATGAACCTTCAGAATGGTACATGGGTAGACATAACAAAAGGAGAAATAAAAATGAAAAAAAATAAAACAAAAAAATATATGGTGATGAGTAAGTTTACGCATTCAGATAGATTTATTTTAGAGAAACAATTTATTAATAGACATAGTGCTGATTATTTTGTTGACGCAATGATTTCAGAAAATGATTATGAGGACTTAGAATATTTTTTATTTGAGCAGAGTGTATCTTATAATAAAAAAGATAATGTAGATGATGATGGCATTCCATTTTAATTATGGCAGGAAATAATTATAGAAGATTGGAGAAAGAAATGTTAACACCAAGACAATTAAAGTTATTTAAATATTTAGTAGCTTATAAAAAGAAACATGAGATAATGCCTAAGTTTGATGAGATAAGAGAGTACATGAATATTAAATCAAAGAGTGGTGTTTATCAAATGCTTGGGTACATAGAGTGGAAAGGATATATTAAAAGGTATCCTGCACACGCAAGAGCAATAACAATTTTAAAGGAGGTAGCTTAATGGCTAAAAGAAAAACAACAAAGAAAAAAATAGATAAAGAAAAAGAAAGTAGTGATTGGTTTGATACTCATGTTGAAGTAATGGGTTTTGGTAGAGGTACTAGAAATAAAAAAGTTAAATCAATTATCAAAGAACAAGTAATGAAGTCATTATCAAAGGAGATATACTAATGGCTAAGAAAAAGAAAAAAGAAAATCATGAAGATTGTGGATATGAAGTTGATAGCATCAATAATGTTTATATGTTTCACAATATTAAAACTAATGTACATTTATTTATTAATGCAATAGATTTAGAAGATGCAATGACACAGTTTGACTTATGTGATTTTGCATTTAGAAAAGAATGGAAGGTGTTCTTAGAAACTGGACATCAACCATCATAATATTAATACAACTTACAATAGAAAGGCAACACCCTGAACCTCTTTAAACTACTGATATTATTACATAATATTTATTTTTTAGAGAGGTTGTTAAGACAAAAGTTATAATGTATAATAGAGATACTGTCTTTAAAACAAAGACAAAATCTTTTATCCAACATAACTTACAGACAGGACATTCAATATGAGTAACAAATTCTTTTTAAAAAAAACATGGGTCAATGTAGATGTATGCGTTGAAGACTATTATAATTCAGGTACTACATTAGAACAAGTTAAAGAGAAAATAAATTGGAGTCCATATTCAAATATAATTAGTAAAGATGTGAAACATAGTAGACATACAGTAGAAGAAATTGATGAAGAAACATTTAAAAATAAAATCAAGAAATCCGATAGCGAAAAATCTACTAACAAGAAAGTTTCATTCGAAGATTATAAAGCAGAATAAAAAGTCTTTGTTACAAAAGGTGTTTGATAAAATGAAATATGATATTGAATAATGACACAGCACATAATATAAGTCAAGGCGAAGGTAGAGCAATTACATCTGAAGTATTATTATATCGAAGTGTTATTGTCAGAGCAATTATGGATGCATTGGATATAGATATTCATGCATGGGGTAATAGAAGAAAAGAAATAATCCAAGAAGCTAAGGCTTGGTTTTCAAAAAATGACTCACACTTCTGTGAGATATGCGATTACGCAAATTTAGAACCTACATTTATAATCAGAAAGTTTAAGCAATTACATGAAGCTAATGCTAAGAAACTATTTAAGCATAAAAATATTCATAAGTTTTTAACTCATTATATTTGTACCTTTCATCAACAGGAACGATATTAAAATGGCAACAGGAAAAAATACTAAGTTTGATTTAGACTTAGAGTATGGACAAATAAGAGAGAAGAGAGTAGCTGATTTACTTAAAGGAAGTAAAGTAGAAATTAAAACTGAGAGAGCATGGTGGAGAAAGACTGGTAACATTGCTATTGAGTATGAGTATAGAGATAAACCTTCAGGCATAGACAAGACAGAATCTAAATGGTGGTTTCATATATTAGAACTAAATAAAAAAGAACATTGTATGTTAGTCTTTAGAGTATCAAGATTAAAAAAAATAGTAAAGAAATATAAGAAGACACACACTAAAAACATAGGAGATTATAGAGCATCGAAGTGTGTAGTGTTACCTTTAAAATTATTATTTACTGAGGAGTGTATAGCAATATAAGTATGACAGATAAATCTTTATTAAAAGAATATAAATCTACAATCTCTGATTTAACAAAGGAGAAACAAGAATTAAATGATACTATCGTACAAAAAGATAGTAAGATTAAACAAATTCTAATACAATTAGAACAGGCTAATTCTGATATTCAATCTATGGGTTCTAAGATAGGTGAACTTCAGGAAAAGCTGAACAAGAAACAAACTATTAAACTAAACATTGATAAAAAGATAGAGGAAATACTTGAAAAAAAAGATGAATCAAGTGTTGACAACGATGATTAAGTATGATAGTTATACAATAATAATTAACAATAACAACAAAGGAAATGCATATGGCAATAATTGAAGGCACAGCTTACTGGGCTTCTCTGACACGACCAAACGAAAAGTTTGAACCTATGTGGACAATTGATTTATCAGTAGATGAAAAGTCTGCTAATGAATTAAAAGAGCAAGGAATAAAAGTAGGTGAAACAACTGTTGATGAAACTACTATTCCTAATATAGTAAAGTTTAAAAGAAAATGCAGTAAAGCTAATGGTGATAAGAATACTCAACCACAATTAGTTGATGCTTCTAAGAACCCACTAGATAAAATAGTAGGTAATGGAAGTAAAGTTAAAGTAATGTACAAACCTTATGAATGGAACTTCAAAGGTAAAAAAGGTATGGGCTTAGACTTACAAGCTGTTCAGGTAATAGACCTAGTAGAGTATACACCTAGAGAAGATTTTGAAGTAGAACAATCTGCAAATGGTGTTGACATCAAGGATGATTTTTAGTACTATCCAACTGTTGAAATGAAATTTACTTTTCATTTTTTCTTACTCCGAGGGGGTGGCGAGAGATTGCCACTCCTTTTTTTTGGACTAAATTAATTTAACTAAGGGCGACAATGGAAGAAATAAATAAAAAAGGTTTTGTAAAATATCACCTACCCTGTCCACTATGTTCAAGTAGTGATGCAGTATCTGTTAACGCAGACAATTCAGCTTATTGTTTTTCATGTCAAGAATTTATAAAGGAATACGATATGGAATTACAACCAACAATAACACAAAGTAAAAACGAATATGAAGTAAAAGACTTCATGAAAGATTCTAACTATGCAGAAATTATAGATAGAAATATTTCTGAAGATACCTGTAAGAAGTTTGGAGTTACAGTTAAGATGGATAATATGGGTACAATAACTAATCATTACTATCCATATCATGATACTCAAGGTGCAAAGATAGCAACCAAGACTAGATATACTAAGCTAAAAGAATTTAGTATACAAGGTAATACAAAAGATTCTGGTTTGTTTGGTCAACATCTTTTTTCTAAAAACAAATACTGTATTATAACTGAAGGAGAGTTAGATGCTTTATCATCTTATCAGATGATGTTAAAGGGTAACTATCATACACCAGTAGTAAGTATTAAGAATGGAATATCTTCAGCAGTAAAAGATATTAAAAATAGTTTAGAGTGGTTAGAAAATAATTTTGATAATGTTATTATAAATTTTGATAATGACCCACAAGGTAGAGAAGGTGCAATGAAAGTTGCAGAATTATTCTCTCCAGGAAAATGTAAAGTCATGCATTTACCTGAAGGATTTAAAGATGCTTCAGATTGTTTAACTCAAAACAAAATACAAATATATAATAAAACATTTTGGGATGCTAAGAAATTTGCACCTGATGGAATTATAAATGCTAGTACATTATTAGATGATGTACTTAAACCAGTAACAAAATCATTTGTTCAATATCCTTTTGAAGGATTGAATAAAATTACATATGGTCTAAGACCTTCAGAGTTAGTTACATTTACAGCAGGGTCTGGATTAGGTAAGACACAAGTAATGAGAGAGGTAGTACATCACATTATAAAATCAACTGAAGATAATATTGGTTTGTTAATGTTAGAAGAAACACCAGTCATAACTTCAAAAGGTTTGATGAGTGTTGAAGCTAATCAAAGATTGCACTTACCAGATGTTCATGTAAGCAAAGAAGAAATGACAACTTACTTTAAAGCAACAGTAGGTACTGGTAGAGTATTTATGTTTGACCACTTTGGTTCTAACTCTATTGATAATATTGTTTCAAGAGTTAGGTTCTTAGCTAAAGGTCAAGACTGTAAATACATAGTGATTGACCATATAAGTATTATTGTATCCGACCAACAACATGGTGATGAGAGAAGAGCATTGGATGAAATTATGACTAGACTTAGAACACTTGTTCAAGAGACAGGGGTATCTATGATAGTTGTATCACACCTTAGAAGACCTGAAGGTAAGGGTCATGAAGAGGGAGCATCAACTTCTTTATCACAGCTTAGAGGTTCGGCTAGTATAGGTCAGCTAAGTGACATGGTTATTGGGCTTGAGAGAGACGCACAGAACGATGACCCTGATATAAGAAACACCACTAGGATAAGAGTATTAAAGAATAGATTCTCTGGTATTACAGGTCCTTGTTGTGATTTAAAATATGATATAGATACTGGTAGACTTAATGAGGTGAAGTCAGATGACTTTTAATAAAGTTGTATTTGATATAGAAACAACCATGACTGCTGATAAGATATGGTGTATTGTTTGTAAACATGGCGATACTTATTATCAGTTTAAAGAAGATAGGTTACATAGGTTTGCTGAATTAATAAAACAAACTGATGAAGTTATAGGTCATAATATAATTGGATTTGATATACCAGTTGTCAATAAAATTTTTGGTTATGATGTATTTACTAATTGTAAAGTAACTGATACTTTAGTTTTATCTAGGTTATTAAATCCTATGATAGAAGGTGGACACTCATTAAAAAATTGGGGTACTAAGTTAGGTCAAAGTAAAATACACTTTGAACAGTTTGATTATTTCTCTGAAGATATGTTAACTTATTGTAGAAATGATGTTGAACTAACTGAAAGACTTTATAAATTTTTAATTAATAAAACAAAAGACTTTGGACAATCAGTTGAATTGGAACATAAGGTTGCACAAATAATTCAGAAACAACATGAACAAGGATTTAAGATTAATGTTATTGAAGCATATGAATTACAATCTAAGTTTCAAGAAGATATGAATGACTTGACTACTAAGGTAAGACAAACTTTTCCTCCAATGAAAGTAGAAGAAGAGTTTATTCCTAAGTCTAATAACAAAGCAAGAGGTTATGTGAAGGGTGTTCCCTTTACTAAAGTTAAATACAAGGAATTTAATTTAGGTTCAAGGCAACAGATTGCTGAACGACTAATGTTACTTGGGTGGAAACCTAAGAAGAAAACAGATAAAGGTCATGTGATTGTTGATGAGAAAGTATTATCTGAAATACATAATATACCTGAAGCTAAATTAATAAATAGATTCTTAATGCTACAGAAAAGAATTGCTCAAGTTAATTCTTGGATTGAAGGCATTAAGGAAGATGGTAGAGTACATGGCAAAGTTATTACCAATGGTACAATAACTGGAAGAATGAGCCACCAGTCGCCCAACATGGCTCAGATTCCTGCTGTGTACTCTCCTTATGGTAAAGAATGTAGGGCATTATGGACAGTAAACAAAGGTTATAAACTAGTAGGTGTTGATGCTTCTGGACTTGAGTTAAGAATGTTAGCACACTATATGAATGATGAAAGGTACACACATGAAGTCGTTAATGGAGATATACACACAGCAAATCAAAATGCTGCTGGTCTGGAATCAAGAGATAAGGCGAAGACTTTTATCTACGCATTTATCTATGGAGCAGGTTCAAAAAAAATCGGAAGTA